CACTACAGATGGTAAGAGCAGTTGGAGAAGACACCTTCCAGCCAAAAATTGGATTTAAGACAAGATACGGTCTTGTTGCAAACCCATTCGCTGAAGGAACAAGCCAAGGTGTTGGAGCACTCCATGTTAACCAAAACAGATACTACAGAAGAGTGGCTGTTAAAAACCTTATGTAAATTATATTACATATTTTTCAGAGAGACCCTTGACGGGTCTCTTTTTTTATGCCATACTATAAGAGTAAACATAATCGACACACTAACCGATGTTATCAGAAATGGAAAAACCAACCATGAGTTATGACACTGCATTTGAAAATGCAGCAAATGATCCATGGGTTTATTTGGATAAAGCAGCAGATGTTCTCAATGCTAAATTTGGGGAAGGATACGCAAAGAAAAATCCTGCCCTAATGGGAACTTATATGCAAACTGCTAGTCATGAATTTAGAACCTCTGTATGGTGCAAAGCACTATGGGAGATTTCTGATTCTTTAAACAGAATAGCAGAAAAACTAGATGATCTTTAATATTTTCATCTATGTTTTCAGAAGTCAACCGAAAGGTTGACTTTTTTTTATGGCTTTGATATACTAATATTGTCAGTCTATGTCGTAACTGGGCTGGCAACCTATTGTAAACTACTCAGGAGAATTAAATGACTTTTAGGCCATTTAACCCCTTGCTATGCAATGCCTTAGACATTGTATGGTATCAAGGATTCCCTATTCCAAAATATAGAACTGTGGAAGTGGTGGGAATAAAAATTCTAAAAACAGACTCAATTGTCTTTAAAAATGCAAGTGGGCAAATAATTAATATTGCCCGTGCCACTGGAACAGACAAAGAAAATGTAAAAGGTCTTAAAACTAGTTTTCTATCTCAAGGATGGGATGATTCCAAACTTCCACCTATTGTTGAAGAATCCGATTTAACTTTGTATGATGGATTCAGCAGACAAGAAGCGTTACTTCAAATAGGTCAAGATTATGGATTTTATCTAGTGGTTAGAAGAAAACCAGAATTTGATATTGAAGATGTTATTGATGAAATAGGATTAGGTGCTAATAATCACTCACAGCATAAAAAAGCAACCATGCGTGATTTTAAGAAACGTTTAGCACGTTTTATTTCTAGATCAGAAAAAACAATCACCATAAAAGAAGCTAAGAAATGGTTTTCTGGTATTCCTAATTCATTCACAGATGAATATATAGAAACTGCAATCATTGAAGTTTTTAATAGAGTTGGGGCAGCTGCTAATATGGAAGCATTTGATAAACCAGATGCAGAAAAAAAAGCCGCAGAGTTATTAAAGAAGCAAAAAAATAAAGGTATTATTGCCATAGGTAAAGGTGTTAAAAAAAGAGGATCTTATCTAAAAAGATGTGTCACTGATGCAATTTTTTATTATGCTGATCATGGCACAGTTCCTGAGTTCGTTAGTTTCTTAAAGGATATCCCTGCAGAGAATGCCGAGGTTAAACGTAAAGAACTAGAACTCGAATTAAAATCAATAAACGAAGCTTTAATTGGTTTGTTTTTTGAATACAAGAAAGACCCTAACTTTAAATTTATTGATTTTAAAGGTCATCTTCCTCAAATAATTGATCAAGAAGAGGAACTCGTTAATTACTAATGAAAAAAATTACAGTAGTAGGCGGTGGTAATGCAGGATGTTTCACAGCACTTTATTGTGCATGGATGGATAAACAAAAGGATTTTGAAGTTGAATTAATATACGATCCTGAGATACCTCCAGAAAGAGTTGGTCAAGCAACAATATTAGAGGCATCTGCATTATTATGGGCTACTACTGGATTCAATTGGTATGATAATAAAATTCATGCCACAATGAAGAGTGGTATTTTGTATGAAAACTGGGGTGGAACAGATAAATTGTTTCACCCATTTCCTGCAGATAGCATGGCGATACATTATTGCCCATGGGAAATGCAAGCAAGTATATTAACATCAGGTAGATTTAAAACAACATATAAAAATTTACCAGAATTAGGTGATATTGATAGCGATTACATATTTGATTGTAGTGGTAAACCAGATAATTATGATAATTATGAAGAGTTGATCAATCCAATTAATGCTTGTATATTAGCAGAACCTAATTGGAGTACTGCAAAAAATCCTTGGAGTAGACATGTTGCAACTCCTGATGGTTGGTGTTTCGTGATACCAACTAGAAGAAAATCTCCATCATTTAAGTATTGTGTTGGATATTGTTATAATTCAAATATTACATCACAAGAAGAAGCAGAAGAAAATTTTTTAAACATGTTTGATGTATCAATTACAAAGCATGTTCAATTTAAAAACTATGTTGCTAAAGAACCTGTCATAGACAATAGGATATTTTTGAATGGTAATAGATTATTTTTCCTAGAACCATTAGAATCATCGTCAACACAAACATATATTGAAATGGCAAGAGCAGTATTTGATTATTACCTGCAAGGTAGAGTTAGTGCTGTTCATGTAAGAGAGGATATAACTGAATACATCAAAAAACTTCAAAACTTTGTTTTATGGCACTATCAATTTGGATCTAAGTATGATACACCATTTTGGAAATATGCAAAAACGCTAACATTCAAAGATGAAACGTTTGATAAGTTTTTGGAATACAGCAAAATATCAGATTGCATACCAATAACTTATGGTGGAACAACTCAAAATAAAACATATGGTCAATGGCCTGCATACTCATTCAAAAATTGGGATGAGGGAATGTCACTAAATACATAAGGAGACCTGTATGAACTAATGGCAGAAAGAGTAGGCCCAACACAGATACAAAATAGAAATTTTCTAGCACCAGTAGGTTTTAAGTTTAACTTACAAAGATCACCTGGTGTTGCATATTTTTGTAATCAGGCAAATATACCAGATATAAGTTTAGGTGTTGCAACACAACCAAACTATCTTAGAGATATACCAACACCTGGCGATAAGATGGATTTTGGTGATTTATCATTAAGATTCCTTGTTGATGAGGATCTTACAAACTATATGGAAATTCAAAAATGGATGCGTGGTTTGGGTTTTCCAGAGAGCTTACAAGAGTTTGAAAAATTTGAAAAAGACGGTAGAAATAGATTACCCAGAAGATATGCACAGTTTGGTGATCAAATTTATTCAGACGGAACACTACAGATATTAAGTAGTAACTTAGTTGCTAAATTTAATGTTAATTTTACAGAACTATTTCCATATTCACTATCAACCCTAGCATTTGATGCTACGGATACAGACATAGAATACTTTACAGCAGAGGTAAACTTCAAGTATACTATGTACAACCTTACAGATATCGCTAACAATCCTTTATGAGTATCACTCTTGAATCACTTCAAGAGATGTGGGTAAAAGACGCAACAATTGATAGAGATAATCTACATGATGAATCTTTGAATATCCCATCTCTACATGCAAAATACTTTGAATTATATAATACTGTTTTCCTACTAAGAAAGAAAGCAGAGCAACAAAGAAAGAATATCCGTCATGAACGGTATGAGTATTTTAGTGGCAAATCAGATCCTAGTGTATACATAGAAAATCCATTTCCAAAGAAAATACGAGACAAAGATACAATGCAAAAGTATCTCGACGCAGATGAAAAATTGTCAACTGTGTCACTAAAGATTGACTACTATGATACAATGCTGGTATACTTAGAAAGCATTCTCAAGGTGATACAAAATAGAACGTATCAGATTAAGAATGCGATAGAATTCATGAGATTCCAATCAGGATTGGGTTGACAAGGGCTGATAAATACATATAGATTCATGCATCTATGTGATTGATACATCAGCGAATGTTATTATTTCCAAGGCGAATGAAGTATTTCTTAGGGTAAATGCAGAACCTCATATTGAATATGAGTTAAGAGATCACTTCACATTTCAAGTTGAGGGTGCAAAGTTCATGCCTCAATATAGGAATCGCAATTGGAATGGTGAAATACATTTATTTGATCTCAGATCAAAAAGAATTTATGTTGGGTTGTTAGATAGAATTGTAGCCTTCTGTAAGAAGCACGACTATAGTTATAAGTTTGTAGAGAATGAATATTATGGAGTTCCCTATGAAGAGAATGAGGGAATATCATATCAGGGTGTTAAGGATTATATGGCTTCCATATGCTCTCACTCCCCAAGGAAATACCAAATTGAGGGAGTATATGATGCTCTAAAACATAACAGAAAGCTACTGATATCACCCACTGCTTCAGGTAAATCTTTGATGATTTATTCTCTTGTAAGATATTACATCGATAAAGGCCAAAAAATACTTCTAATTGTTCCAACGACATCTCTCGTAGAGCAGATGTATAAGGATTTTCAGGATTATGGTTGGGATTCTGAGTCATACTGTCACCGTATATATTCTGGAAAAGAGAAAACCAATGAGTTTCCTGTAACGATTACCACATGGCAATCTGTATACAAGTTAGAAAAATCATTTTTTGAAGACTACAATGTAGTTATAGGAGATGAAGCTCACTTGTTTAAGAGTAAGTCATTAATATCTATAATGACAAAATTACACCATGCTAAGTATAGGTTTGGGTTCACTGGAACTTTAGACGGCACACAGACGCATAAGTGGGTCTTAGAAGGTCTATTTGGCCCTTCATACAAAGTGACTAAAACAGATGAATTAATGAAACAGGGCCATCTTTCTCAGTTAGACATTCAATGTCTTGTATTAAAACATCCACCACAGAAGTTTGAAGCATATGAAGATGAGATACAATATTTAATCACACACTCACAGAGAAATAACTTCATCAAAAATTTGACTCTTGATCTAAAAGGTAATACACTAGTATTGTATAGTAGAGTACAAACTCATGGTGCGGTATTATACGACTTGATAAATACTGATAAGGAAGATGATCGAAAAGTTTTCTTTGTTCATGGTGGTGTCGATGCTGAAGAAAGAGAACAAATTCGTGAAATTACCGAGAGGGAAATAAACGCTATTATTATTGCATCTTATGGAACGTTTTCAACTGGAATCAATATCAAAAACCTCCATAACATTGTTTTTGCCTCTCCTTCAAAGTCTAGAATTAGAAATCTCCAAAGCATTGGAAGAGTACTCCGAAAAGGAGTTAACAAAACCAAAGCTATTCTATACGACATCTCTGATGATT